CCAAGGCGAATGTCGAGGCCGGCAGACCCAAGAGGAGGGGCGGCAAATGTAATCAATTGTAGGTGCGTTTTGTTGTATGTAACCCCAGAAGATACTGTCTTTGATGAAAGAGATTAACAAACCATTGAAAAACCCTCTATACATGTGTTATATATGTTCTAAGTTTTAATTAGTATTATTAAAACTGTTTAGACAAAAGTTTGTAATGTCAGGTGACACTATAACTTAAATGAAAGTAAGAGGTCAGAGTATGGATGACGCAAACCAAATTGACCAAGAGATTACACCCTCTGGTCTTGAAACTAAGTTCGAAGATGGTCGCGTTGATGTATCTTTTGAGATAAAAGCACAGGACGACGTTGAAGGGGATGGAGAATTTTCTGGTTATGGCTCTATTTTCGGTAATAAAGACTTAGGTGGAGATGTTATTGAAAAAGGTGCGTTTGCTAAATCAATCGGACGTAAAGGCGCAAAAGCCGTTAAGTTATTATATCAACACAAGTCAGACGAGCCAATTGGCGTATTCGATGAAATAATCGAAGATGATCGTGGCCTAAAGGTCAAAGGCCGGCTTGCGATGGGTACTCAGAGAGGCCGAGAGGTGTATGAACTCATGAAAATGGGCGCACTTGATGGATTATCTATAGGATACCGCGTAGAGCCTAAATATGTCGATTATGACGAAAAAGGCAAAACTCGCAGACTTAAATCAGTAGATTTGATGGAAATTTCTGCTGTCACTTTCCCAATGAACCCACGCGCAAGGGTTCAACAGGTAAAAGGCACAGATCGCTCCATTCGTGAATGGGAAACTTTTCTTCGGGATGAAGGAAACCTATCACGCAATGAAGCAAAGGCGGCGGCGAATGCCGTTTCCAAGGCACTTGAACAGCGGGATGCTGTAAAAGAGGAAACGCCTAAAGTCCTTGAGGCTCTAAACAGCCTTACCAACATCCTTAAAACTTAAACGGAAAGGGTCTACCAAATGGAAGATCAAGTAAAAACAGCCGTAAATGCGATGTCAGGTGCTTTTGAAGAATTTAAAAAAGTAAATGATGATCGTTTGGCACAAATTGAAGCTAAAGGTTCTGCCGAAGGCGAAACTGAGGCTAAACTTGCTCGTATCGAAGCAGATATGGACAAATTTGAAGACTTCAATCAAACTTTAATTCAACAGCAAAAACATGCTGAGGGTTTCGAAACAAAGTTGAATGAAATCGAAACTATGTTGAAGCGTCCAGAAAATGCAATGGAAGCTAAAGAAGTTGATTTATCCCTAAAAGCTTGGGATAGCTTCATGCGTAAAGGTGAGCAGAATATGGCTCCAGAAGAAGTGAAAGCTTTGACTGTTGGCACTGCCGCTACTGCTGGTAACTTAGCTCCAGCTGAATATGTAGACGAGTTACTCAAAGTGATTACTGAGATTTCTCCGGTACGTTCTGTTGCTCGTGTTCGTCAAACTTCAAATAAAGAAATTGAAGTACCAAGCAAAACTGCATCATTTGCGGCGGCTTGGACTGCTGAAACTGGTACTCGTGCAGAGACAACTGGTTACACAACTTCTCTAAATACTATCCCAACACATGAATTATACGCTAAAGTGGATATTTCTGGTATGTTGCTTGAAGATAGTGTTTTCAATCTTGAAGCTGAAATGAACCAAGAATTTGCTGAACAGTTTGCAAAAGCAGAAGGCGCGGCGTTTATTTCTGGTAATGGCACAAACAAACCAACAGGTATTGCTGATGGCAACACAGTAGCTCATACAGCTACAGGTGCGGCGTCTGCGGCTATCACAACAGATAACCTAATGGATTTGGTACACGCTCTTAAAACAGATTATGCAAACAATGCTACATTCTTGCTTAATCGTTCAACGCTAGGTGCAATCCGTAAATTGAAAGATACTGCTGGTCAGTACATTTTTCAAACTGGTTTCTCTGGTCAGTCTGGCTTGCCAAACACAATCTTAGGTTCACCATATCTTGAGTGTCCTGATGTTGCGTCTGCGGCTTCTGGTGCAAAATCAGTATTCTTCGGTGATTTCCGCCGAGGATATATGATTGTTGATCGTGTGTCTTTATCAGTTCTTCGTGACCCATACTCACAAGCATCAGTTGGTAATGTACGTTACCTTGCTCGTCGTCGTGTTGGTGGTGAAGTTGTAATGGCAGAAGCAATGCGCGTTCTTAAGCACGCTACATCATAATAATGGTCGGGGGGTTAACGCCCCCCAACTTTCAAAAAGGAATTACCTAGATGAAAATTACTATGAGTAAATCGCAAATTGGAATTACTAGAGAAGATGGTGCTGAGACAGGTACATTCGAAATAGGTAAAGAATATAAATCACAGGGCAAGTGGCAAGAGCAAATTTTTAAAAGCTTCGTAGACATGGGCGTAGCTTATGAAATAGCCGGTAATGCTGGCCCGACAGAAACAAAAGCTAAACGCAAAAAAGCTTCAAAATAAATAGAATGGGAATAGGGTTATGAGTGGTTTAAAGATTGTTGCAGGTCCATCAGTAACACCTATAAGCCGTACTGAGGCTCGTACTCACTTAAATCTTGATGATGATGTTGATGATAGCTTGGTTCGAAGTTTTTTACAGGCCGCTACAGATTGGGCTGAGAAATATACTGGCAGATTTTTTATAAATCGCACATGTCAAATGGCTATAGATGGTGCGAGAGAAATAGATGATATTCTATGGGAAGGCATGAGAACTGGATATTCAATGACTAGATATGTTGATCACATAGAGCTAGCCGCAACACCAGTAGTATCAGTTGAAAGCATAAAATATTATAATGATAGTGATGTTCAATCTACTTGGGCGACTTCTAATTATTATGTTGATACATTTTCAGAGCCAGCAAGAATAGTTTTAAGGCAAGGTGGTACATATCCAACTGATCTTAGAGTATCAAATGGTATAGAAATTAATTTTACCGTTGGTTATGGCACTTCACCAGCTAACGTACCGGAAGCAATAAAAGTAGCAATATTTCAATATATAACTTATTTATATGAGCATAGGGGCGACGAAGAGCAAAGTATACAGCCACCTAAATCTATAAGAAGTTTGTTAGACCCATATAGAGTTCTAAGGTTTAACTCTACTCCATATGACACAACTTATAGGACAGGAATTATCTGATGTCAGTCGGTGCTATGCGTCATAAAATAGAAATACAGTCTATGACCGTAGCAAGTGATGGCGGAGGCGGTAGAGCAATTACGCTTTGGAAGACTGAAGCTTATGTCCATGCTCGTATTACACCTAAAAGTGGTATTGAAAGAGAGCTTGGTGATCAAATAGAAGCATCAACTAAGTATGAAATAATAATTAGATATCGACCTGATTTAAATGCAAAACAACGCATTAAATATGCTTTTACACATAATGGCATTATTAAGGAGCAACTATTTAATATTACAGGAATAATTAATGTTGATATGCGTAACCGCTATCAAAAGATTTTATGTACTGAGGGGGTAGCGATATGACAATAAAAATGAAAGTTGTTAAAACGCCTAACCTTAATAAATATAATAATATTGCAAGGCGCAGGGTGCAAAGGGCAATTGCAACAAGCGGTAATCTTGTTAGGAATGATGCAATTAAAAGCATACAAAATAGCACTGGTGGCGGAATAACATATAAGAAGTACAACCCAAATAGAAAACATAATGCATCCGCGGCTGGTCAAGCGCCAAATACTGATACAGGGTTTCTTGTTTCGAATATATTCCTTACATATTCTGTTGATAAGCTAACTGCATTCGTCACAAGTAGAGCAAAATATTCGTCGGCATTGGAATTTGGAACTAGTAAAATGAAAGAAAGACCATTTATGGTTCCAGCATTAGAGCAGAATAAAAAGAAAATAAGAAAATTAATAGATAAAGCTTTAAGCAAGATGCAAAGGGGCAGTAGATAATGTCTTTACATTCTTGGGAACTACAAAAAGCGATATTTGCGAAGCTGAATGGTAATGTTGATGGCCTAGATGGTGCAAACATTCCTGTCTATGATGACGTACCACAGCAATCTAATTACCCTTATGTGCAGATGGGTGAAGAAACATCTGTTAATAATGGAACAAAAACACTTGATGGCGTAGAACATACCTTAACCATGCATATATGGTCACAATACCGAGGTAGAAGGGAAATTAAAACGATTATGAAATCGGTCTATGATTTACTTCATAATACTGCTATAAGTGTTACAGGTGCATCGCTAGTGAATGTTAGACAGGAGTTTTCAACAACTCTGGCGGAGAATGACGGAATTACACGGCATGGGGTTATCAGATTTCGCGCTGTAGTGTTTGACAACTAAGGAGAATAAACATGGCGGCTCAAAAAGGTTCAGCCCTACTACTTAAAATCGGTGCAACAGCAAGCGGCGCGGCGGCTTCTGATACATACACAACAATAGGAGGTTTGCGCTCAACATCAATCAGCATGAACCAAGAAACTGTTGATATTACAAATAAAGACAGTGCAAATATACGCACGATGCTCGCTGATGGCGGTGTCGAAAGCGTTTCAATATCAGGGTCAGGTGTTTTCACAGACGCGGCTTCTGAGGGTACACTAAGAGGTGCATTTGGCGGCTCTGACATACCAAATTTTGAGGTGATTATTCCAGACTTTGGTACATACCAAGGTAAGTTTGTAGTTACATCTCTTGAATACGCAGGCGAATATAATGGTGAAGTTAATTATACAGTTTCTTTAGAGAGCTCTGGAGCTACAACCTTCACATCAGCATAAGGAATAGACAATGGCTTGGATTAATGCAGATATCGAAATAGATGGTGTTAAATATTCGGGCCATCGTCAAAACATGTTTTTCTCCGCTCCCTGTGCGTCCGGTCTTGAGGTTGGTGACAGCTTCAAGGCCGATGGCGTATCATATGTAGCAGAGGAAGTATCTGACTTACATGGTCGGGGTGAAACACTTACAATTAAAACTAAGGAGGTCAAGAATGACAAACCCAAAACGAGGCGAATGCCAAGTGTCCCTAGCAGGGAAAAGCTATAACTGCAAAGTTAATTTAGATAGCATAATGCGCATTGAAACAATGACGCAAAAAAGCTTTTTAAAGATAGCTAACGATTTAGCAAGTGCAGATTTTCAAATGTCACATATAGTTTTTATATTACAGACAGCACTTAAAGGCGGCGGCAACGATATAAAAGACGCGGCAATGAAACAATTAATTTGGGACGCTGGAATAACTGATGCCTTACAGGCTGTATCAGAGATTATGACACAAGTTATAGTGGGCGGTGAGACCAAAGAAGAATTGGGAAACGAAGAAGGGGCGGTCAAAGCTTAGAATGCATACCTTGGGATAAATGGTTAGAATTAGCATTAGGTAAAATGCAAATATCAGCATCTATATTCTGGGAAATGTCATTATACGAATTTATGAGAGCTATAGATGGTTTTATAGAGTTCAATGGTTCAAGCCAAGATGCGCCCCTACAAAGAGATGAACTAGAAGACCTGATGGAAAGGTATCCAGATTAATGACCCCAGCTGATCAAGTCCAAATAAGAGTAGATGCTGATTTAGGCCCATTAAGACGCGCTTTAAGGCGCGCTAATACTCAGGTTGCAAGAAGTACCGACAAGATGTCACGCGGCTTTAGAAAAGTTAATACAAGCGTTGCAAAATTAACGGCTAAAATGAAGGGTCTAAAAGGAGCGGCGGCGGCTGTAGCTGGTGTTGCTTTGGTAAAGCTTGCACAAAATTCAGTTAATACATCAGCAAGGTTTGAAGACTTACAACAGACATTAGACACTGTTTTCGGAAGTATGGAAAGCGGTAAAGCCGCAATGGCATTTGTAATGGAGTTTGCAAAAACAACACCATTTGATGTGGAAACTCTAACAAAGGCCATGATACAGCTTAAAGGCGCTGGAATATCACCAACAATTGATTTATTAAATACATTCGGTGATGCGGCTTCTGCTACTACTAATAAAATGCAATCTTTCGAGGCCATGGTAAGAATTGCCACAAGGGCTGTTGGTGGTGGTCTTGGTTTAGAAGAGCTTGAGCAATTAGTTTCAGCTGGGATACCTGTTTATCAAATATTGCAAGATGAGATTGGTGTTTTAAGGCAAGACATATCCGAAATGGGTCAAACTGCCGAAGGCGCGGCAAAAATTATGAATGCGCTACAATCAGGTTTGAACAAACGCTTTGGCGGCTCTATGGAGCGGTCTATGGAAAACGTATCAACATCAATTTCAAACTTAAAGATAAACGCAACTGATCTTTTACAAGCAATTGGCGATGGTATTGGTGGTTATGGTCTCGCATGGGCGTTTGGTAATTTTGCTGATACTCTAAGTAGGTTGATCACAATAATCACACCATTTGCAAGTTTATTAAGTTCTACATTAGCAATACCGCTAGGAATTATTATTGGAGTTGTTGATGCGGCGGCAAGATCAATTCTATATCTAGCAAGCGCGGCGGCAAATTTTGTTGACTTTGCTTCACAGATTGTACCAGATAAATTCGAAAAGTTTCATGGTTCAATCGCTTTCATGCGCTCTAGTATGGATGAATTGCAAAGAATGATGAACCAAACTGGTGATTTGCAAACTGAGGGCGCACCGCCAGCTCCACCACCAGAACCACCAGACGTTACAGCCACGAAGAAAGTTCTTGAGGGATTAAAGCAAGAATATAACGAATTAACTTTAAGAGCTAATGGGTTTACCGATGCACAAATAACGGCAATAAACGCCGCTGGCTTTATGGATAACATAAGAGCTGGAATGTATGGCGCTCCTAATGGTATTATTGAGACTGATTTAGCGCAAGCAGACTTAATTGACATTATACTAAGAGAAGTTGCAAGCATTGAAGCATTGCAAGGAAAATTAGATGCCGCGCAAACTGCTGAGGATGATCGAACAAAAAGAAAAGAATTAAACGCACAAAAAACAGCAGATGCGTTAGCAATGGTTGAAAGTAAGCTAGCAGAACAACAACCAGCATATATAAAATTAGGCGTAGAAATAGATAAAATAGTGGAGCAGTTACCTCATATGGATGGAGCTATGAGGCATGCGGCTGTTAATGGTATAGAGTTAATGCGAGATGAAGTTCAAAAACTAGCTTTTGAATTTGAAAGAAGCATAAATCCAGCATTTGACGCTCTTGTAAATTCAGCAGTAGCTCTAGGTGATAACATCACAAGCGCATTTAGGAATATGCTTGATGGAACTAAAGTTACAATGGCTGATTTTGAAGACATGATAAAGCATGCTGTTAAAGACGTAATAGCGCAAATATTTAAATTCGTTGTTATAAATCAAGTGCTTGGCGCAATTTTTCCAGGATTAAATTTAAAGACATCAACTTTACCTGAGATTATGGGATTGGCTGGAGGCGGTTCAGCGCAAAAGGGTAGGCCATATCTCGTTGGTGAGCGTGGTCCAGAACTAATAGTTCCAAATCAGAGCTCTACAGTGATGAATAATATGAGCACAAATAAAGCGTTGAGTGGTGGTGGTGGCACAGTTGTCAATCAGACAATAAATGTGCAATCAGGCGTAGCACAAACTGTAAGGGCTGAAATGATATCATTACTGCCTAGATTTAAACAAGACACAATGAACGCTGTAGTCGATGCAAAACGGCGCGGCGGTTCATTCGGTCAAGCATTTGGGTGATACATGACAATAATAACAATGCCAACAAGCCCAGCCTTCACCACATCTGATTGGGGTATAAGAAGGACTGTAGCTACATCAGAAAGCCCATTCACAGGCGCAACACAGGTTCAGAAGTATTCCAAGGCTCAATGGTATGCAACTCTTTCTCTGCCACCAATGAAACGCTCACAGGCTTCGCAATGGCAAGCTTTTTTTATGCAGTTAGAAGGTAGAGCCAATACTTTCTTATTAGGCGACCCAGATGCAAAAACTGTGACTGGAGGCGACGTTCCAGATGCTATAGTTGTTTCAGCTAATGCAACTCTAGGAACAAATCCAATTACAAGCGTTTCTTTGAATATTGGGTCAGGGAAAAAACTCTTTAAGGGGAGCTATTTGCAATTTGCAACTGGAGCAAACTCAAGATTGCATATGGTTGTTGAAGATAAAACTGGTAATGGTGCTGTAAGTATTCAACCGCCATTAAAGGATAGTGTTACGACAAATACAGTAGTAACTTATGTATCAGCACGGGGTTTATTTCGGATGGATAATAATGAATTAACTTGGAATGCTAATGAATTAAGTAATTATGGCATAACCTTTTCATGTTCGGAGGCACTTTAATGCCTAGAGATATTCCAAGTTCCCTTGTAACTGCATTAGAAAGTGGTGAATTTTCACCTTTTTACGCCGTAGAATTAAATTTTTATAATGGATCAGATGGTGTTGATGCTCCAGCCCCAATGTATTTATGGACAGGGCAAGGCAATTTATCTGCAAATTCAAAAACTTATATAGGTGCTGGTGATCTTTTAAGTGTTGGTAATATAGCAGAAGCGGCTGAACTAAAAGCAACTGGTTTGAATTTAAGCCTTACTGGCGTACCTGATGCATTACTAACTGCGGCTTTGGCGCATGAATATTCTGGTCGAGATTGCAAAGTGTACTTTGGTATTATGGGAAATCAAAACTTAGTAGAAGTATTCACTGGATATATGGACACAATGATAATTAGTGATGGGCCAGATGCATCAGAAATCCAACTCACAGTTGAAAATAGATTAATTGATTTAGAAAGAACAAATCCATTCAGATATACACAAGAAAGCCATAAAACATTGTATTCTAATGACACATTTTTTAGCTATGTATCTGATCTACAGGATCAAGCTGTGGAGTGGGGGCCGAATTAATGCAATTTCAGCAAGAGTTTTTTTCTGATTGCTACGATGAGGCAAGAGAACTTTTAAACATGCATTATGAAGAAATAGCCTTAAATAAAGACTTTATTAAATTAAATCCAAATATAAAGCTTTATGAAGAAGCTGAAAAAAATGGGGATTTAAAAATATTTACTGCACGAGCTGACCATAAAATTGTTGGTTATTTTGCTGTAATAGTTACACATTCCCTGCATTATCAAGATCACCTTTATGCAAATAGCGATGTTATTTTTTTGCATCCAGAATACAGAAAAGGTTATACAGCATCAAATCTTATAAAGTTTTCAATAGAATGTCTGGCGCAAGATAGTATTTCTATGTTATTTATGAATACAAAGATACATAAGCCATTTGATTTATTATTAAAAAGATTAGGCTTTAACCATGTTGAAAACGTATATTCGAAGAGGCTGATATAATGACTGTAAACACAGCATATTTAATTTTCGGTACAGGAACAGCCGCTACAGCAACAGGTTACACTGCCGGACAATTGCTCATAGCAGGAGCAGTATTCACAGGGGTTTCATTAGTTGTAACATCAGCTTTAATCCCAAAACCAGATATGTCAGGAGTTGGGGGAAATTTAAATCAAAACATAGACAGTATAGCAAATGCTGAACTCGTTTATGGTCGCATAAGAAAAAGCGGAACTAAAACTTATCATGAAACTACAGGTGATGGTAAATTTTATCATTATTTCATCACGCTTGCTATGCATGAAGTTGAAGAAATTGGTGATATTTATATTAACGATGAAGTGGCAACTCTTGATAGTGATGGATTTGTTACATCACAAAATTGGGGTTCTGTAGGTTCTGATGAAAATGGAAATCCAGTTACCGACAGTAAAATTCTAGTCAAAAAGTTTACAGGTACTTCAACTCAAAACATACACTCTAGCTTAAACGCCAGCGGCATTAGCAATATGCCTTCAAACTACACAAACACATTTAAAGGTCAGGGTGTAGCTTGTTTGTATGTGCGCTTAGAATATGATCAAGATGTTTTTCAAAGTGGTATGCCCTTAGTCACTGCTGTTGTTAAAGGTAAAAAGGTCTATGACCCACGAAAAGACAGCACCAGCACCGCCTACGATAGTTCTTTGGGTGTTTCTACTCAAAGGACTGCAACACCCTCTACATGGCAATATTCATCAAATCCAGCACTTGCGATAAGAGACTACATAACTAGTGATCAAGGTGTAGCGGCTGATCAAGATCAAGTTGATGATGTTATGATTGCGCAAGCGGCTGATGATTGTGCCTCAACTGGAGTTTCTGGAGCGCAACAAAATTCTTTTGAAGTTGGTGGGGCAGTATCCACAGGCGAAAGTAAAATAAGTAATTTAAATGAATTGATTACAACCTTAAATGGGTCGCTATATTGGGCTCAGGGTAAATTTAGGCTTGTTGCTGGAGCATATCGAAATCCAGCATTTTCAGATGCGTTAACATATGACGATGTTCGAAGCCCTATAAGCATACAAACAAGATTTTCACGGCGTGATTTGGTTAATACTGTTCGTGGTACTTTTATTGATGAAGACAACAGATGGATTTCTGACGAATATCCGGAACAGCAATTAGATGATATGAGTGAAGATAATAATATTGAAAGTGTTATTGATTTACCATTTAAGCTAGTTACCAAATCAGCGGCGGCCCAAAGGATTGCAAAGCAAGTCCTATATACCAGCCGTGAGCAAATTGTAGTAACTGCTAAATTCAGCACTAAAGCCTATCAATTGCAAGTTGGCGATACAGTCAAATTGACAATGGATAGGTACGGATGGACTGATAAAGAGTTTCAAGTTAAGTCGTGGAAAGCTACAGGCGGAGAGGGTTCGCCAATAGAGGTTGATTTAACGCTACAGGAAACATCACAGGAAGCTTATTATTGGTCACAAAATTCAGATGAATATTCTGCAATTACATCAAACAACACAAGTTTAGATGACATATATGACGGACTTACAATAAATACATTAAATGCATCCTTTGGAACGCCAGTTTTGCAAACAGATGGCACAGTTTCTAATAACATTGGTGTATCATGGTCAGAACCCGCGAATGGTCAGGTTGTTAAATATGAAATAGGTTTTAAAACAAGCGGCGCTACTAATTATCAAACATCAATAACAGAAGACAGAACTTTTTTAATAGATCAAGCTGTAGTTGGTCAAATATACAATATTAGAGTTAGAGCAATTACTAGCCGTGGAAATAAGTCTGGAACATACAAGCAAACAACCACAGCCGCGCTAACTGGTGATACATCAGCCCCAACAGTGCCAGTATATTCAACATTTACTGTAACAGGTGGTTATAAACAGGTTGTTGTAAACTGGGTAAACCCTCCAGAAGCTGATTTGAGATATGTTGAAGTTGCTAGGGTTAGTGGTTCTACAACAACAGTGATTGGTAATAGCTCTGGTACTGCTTTTGTAGATAGCGGCAGGGATGATGATACCCAATATACATACAAAATTAGAGCCGTTGATTTCTCAGATAATCAATCAGCCTATACAAGTACAAAAAACGCTACCACAGTTTCAGCAGTTGCAGGGCCTAATGGATTTACATCAGCTCAAGTATTTCTATATGCGGCTGGTACATCAGCACCATCTAATCCTACAGGTACATTTACATACACATATGCAACTGGCGTAATAAGTGGTGGAACGTTGGGAAGTTGGAGTACATCAGTGCCAACATTATCAACTGGGCAATATTTGTGGGTTAAAGGGGCTGTTGCATACTCAAATACAAGTACAGACACAATACCAGCAAGCGAATTTAGCACAGCGGTAAAAACTTCTTTCTCTGGAGCGAATGGTACTAATGGTGGGGTTAGCGCAACAGTTACAGTTTATAAAGCGACAACAACAACAAGCGTTCCAGCAACACCAACCACTACAACTACATACACATTTGCAACTGGAGCATTAACATCACCAAATAATTCTTGGACGAAATCAGCGCCAAGCATAACAAGCGGTCAATATTTATGGGCTTGTACTGCTCTTGCCTTTGGAACTGGCTCAACAGACACTATAGTAAGCTCTGATTGGTCAACAGCAACTATTGTTGGCATAGCTGGAGGAACAGGTGATAGGGGCGCTGGTTCATGGCAAATAAATTTAGCACCATCAGCAATGCCAGCAATTTCAGCAACATCATCAGAAATTAATACTTTATTTACTGGTTCATCTGGTATCGGCGCGGCGGCGGTAGATAAAGATAGGGCTTTTTTCACAAATACAACAACTGGAGAACAACGTGTCTGGGCTTACACAGAGTCAAACGCCCCCAACACATGGGCATATCAAGCACAGGTAATTGACGGAAATCTTTTAGTAGATGGCACACTTACGGCTGATATGATTTCATCAGGAATACTTGACGCTTCACTTGTTCAGATTGATAACCTAACTATTACGGATACATTAAGATTAAGTGCTGGTGGTGCTGGATTTATTGGTGGGCGTGATAGTCAATCTGCCTATAACACCAATGGTTTCTTCATTGCTAGAACTGATAAGGGCGGCGGCTCTTTAGGTTATGAAACATCTTTTACATCAGCCTTTTTACAAAATGGAACAACCAGAATAAGCGGCGTAATTGCTAAAGATGAAGAGCAATGTAAAGTTTTTAACCCATTATTCTTTGCTGGGGGTTCTACTGCTGGCGGTACAAGTACAATATCACCTGATAGCACTAATGCTTATATAAATTTAGGCAACATTGATGAAGTAACCATAACAGCATACGGCGGCGGTGGTGCTGGTGGTTTTGGGCAAGATGATCACTATCAACCCGCTGGTACGAGAAATGTATCTGGCGGTAATACAGTTGTTGTATTGAGAAGGGGTTCAACTACAGGAACGCAAATTGGCTCGACAATCACAGCTAATGGCGGCTTGGGCGGCTTAAATGCAAATGGTCATGGTACAAACGCAGAAGCTGGTCAAAGTTCAGATTTTGGTGCGGGTGGTACTGCTGGCGCAAGAAATAACTCTGGTGGTAGTTCTGCATCTACATCATATTCTGCTGGAGGCGGTGGCGGCGGCGGTGATAGCTCTGGATTGTTTGACAGTTTAGGTGGAGCTGGTGGCGGCGGTAAAAGAGGGGAAGTTGTTACAGTAACAATCGATTTATCTTCTGAAACTGTTGATACGTTTATAGTTGTAACTACTTTTGGCTCTGGAGGTGTATCTACAGGCGGTGATTATTCTGGGGGTAATGGTTCTCAAGGTGCAATGACCTATACGTCAATTTTAGGTAATACTACACAGTATTCAATGGAAAACATAGTTCCAGCTTTAGTTACAAGCGCAAATGGAGCTTATTCTACAATGACAAGCAATGTAGGAACAGCGGCAGTAGGTGCTTTAATAGCGGCAAAGACTAATGATTTTCCATTGGTAAGATTTGAAGGTAATATAACAGTAATTGACGTTGGTGATCAGCAACAATCTGTTTATAGTGTGAGGGCAGTTTATAAACCGATGTAATGTTCTGGTAATCTGGTCATTTTTGTTGTAGTATCCACTTGCATATGCAATTGAAAAATAAGGAGGCCAGTCATGGCAACACTTGGAAATCGGGTCTATGATAATGGCCTAAGTACATTAGATACAGAAGCTAATAAAATTTTAGTAACTTCTCAAGAGGCGACAACCTATACCAATGCTAATTCTACATACGCACTTGGTAACTCTACATCATTATCAATAAACGCCCCAGCGGACAGAACAGGTGGCGGTAGAAAAGTTACTGTAGCCGCGATTTCTGATGGCTCAATCACTGCAACTGGCACTGCAACACACTATGCTATTGTTGACACAACTAACAGTAGATTGCTTGCTACGGCGGCTTTGACAGCATCACAGTCAGTAACTAATGGCAACACATTCACACTTGCAACATTTGATATTGGTATTCCTGACCCAGCTTAATTTAACTTAGGAGTATTGCCCAATGGCGCTTGTAATAAAAGATCGTGTTAAGGAAAGTTCAACCACAACAGGAACTGGCACATATACTTTAGCTGGGGCAGAAGCTGGGTTTCAAACTTTTTCAGCAATAGGAAACTCAAACACAACATATTTTACCGCTACTGACGGAACAAATTGGGAAGTTGGTATTGGTACTTATACGTCTTCTGGAACAACTTTATCCAGAGACACAATTTATTCTTCATCAAATGGTGGGGGTAAAATTGATTGGGGTGCAGGGGAAAAGCTTATTTTCTGCACCCAACCATCACACAGGGCAAGTTTTCTTGATGCGCTAGGTAATGCTGGCAGTCTTGGTAGTATAACAGCCACCTTAACTGGCGATGTTATTGG